GAATCGATGACGGAGTGGCTTGGGCGAAGTTTAGAATTAACAAAGGAGCGACCCAACTTTATCAATTAAGCAACTTTGGAAATTATGCTACCTTCTCAACTGGCGCATTTTCATCATATATTGTAAATGGAAATAATACTTTAATTTATTTAGATTCCCCGGCAACAACATCTGCAACTACATATAAACTGCAATTTGGACGATCTGGATCACTTGGTACTATTTCAATCAACGGCACTAATCAAGAAGGAACAGTCACATTACAAGAGGTGATCGTATGATTAACATGAAAGCAATTCGATACTTACGCCCAGATGCAGAGTTCATCATGACTGACGATGATCCAAGCACGATCGTCTGGCACACAGAAGGCGTAACTACTCCTACAGCCAAGCAGATCAAAGATGCAATCAAAGCTATGGAAGCAGAAGAGGCAACTCTCATCGCCGCTAAAGCAGCTGCTAAGGCTTCGGCTATCGCTAAACTTGAGGCACTTGGACTCAACCTCGATGAAGCACAGGCGATCATCGGACAATGAAACCTATTCTATGCAAGGCTGGCCAACAATTAAGGGAACAGTTCGATGACTCCTTCCCTGATCGTGATAGGCGTTCCGATGGTTGGATCGGCGATCTCCGTCATTCAGCGCGTCCTTCTGACCACAATCCTGATCGAGAGACTGGAATTGTTAGAGCCATCGATGTCGATCGAGATGTCCATAAGTCAGGCAAGCCCGACCTCATGCCAGATATTGCAGATCAGATTCGACTCGCGGCCAAGGCTGGAGAAAAGCGAATTGCTTACATCATCTTCGCAGGACGAATTGCATCGTCTCGCATGGGCTGGCGCTGGAGACCTTACAAGGGATCTAATCCGCATAATGCCCATCTGCATTGTTCTTTCACTAAAGCGGGCGATACAGATGGTTCGTTCTTTAATATCCCGATGCTAGGTGGTAAGTAATGGGTCGCGTAACTATAAGCTCTAATAACCTATTCCCCGGTCCTAAAGGCGAAAAGGGAGATCAGGGAGATCCAGGTGGCCCACCTGGTCCACAGGGTCCAGAAGGTCCACAGGGGCCACAAGGTCCTCAAGGCCCACAAGGTATTCAAGGCACTCAAGGAAACCCAGGCGCACAAGGCGCAGAAGGCCCAATCGGTTCAACTGGACTAAAGGGCGATAAGGGCGACAAAGGCGATACTGGAGCAACAGGCGCGACTGGTGCTAAAGGCGACACAGGAGATACTGGAGCGCAAGGCCCATCTGGCGTAGTCACAGTCAATGCTCCACTTACCAATGCTGGAACTTCTAGTGCTGCCAATCTTTCAATCTCAGCTGGTACTACTTCTGCCGCTGGTGCGTTGCAACTGACCGACTCAGTAGCCTCGACATCGACGACTACTGCTGCGACTCCTAATGCGGTCAAGACTGCTTATGACTTTGCAGCAACACGTCAGCCAATAGTTAAAAGAAACTCAGGAGGATATTTTAGAAGCCCTATAAGCACTTACGCTACTTTTACAGTCACAAATAATAGAATGTATTTATCGCCCATTTTTGTAGATCAATCAACTACTTTTGATCGAATTGCTTGTAGAGCAGACACAGGGTTTTCAGGCTCATCAACTGTAAGGCTTGGAATCTACGATAGCGATGCAAATAACCAGCCAAGCACTTTAGTCCTTGATGCTGGAACCGTTGCATTTACTGGCGTCGCAAGCCAGGAAATTACAATTAGTCAGACTTTATCTACAGGACTTTATTGGTTAGCATTCTGCCAACAAGGAACAGCACCTACTACGGCGACCTATAGTGGAAATAGTGGTTCTGCAACAATTTTTAATTACTTAATTCCTTTTTCTGGTGGTGGTTCTCTAAACGCAAGCAACATTATTGCTTACACATCAAATCCGCACACTGGTGCATTTCCTAGCACAATCACTTCTGGTGTGGCATCGGCCACTGCTTTCGTATGGTTAAGGACTGCATAATGGAAAAGATGATTACCTACGGCATAGGCGGCTATGACCCAACCAAGCCAAATAACAACATCGTTGAAATCAAAGACATCCCAGATACGGAGACAGAATGAACATCAAAGCAATGGCAGCAAGCTGGGCTCGCTCATTTATGGCGGCAGCCCTAGCTCTTTACATGGCAGGCGAGACAGATCCAAAGACACTAGCAATGGCAGGCGCAGCTGCCGTCGCTCCAGTGATCTTGCGCTGGCTCAATCCAAAAGATCAAGCTTTCGGGTTATTGGGGAAGTGACTCGGAAGCTACTGTCGGCAGCTCTAGGGTTATCGCTTTCGCTAGGGCTGTCGGCATGTGGCTATCAGGGTTGGACGCGGTATGAATGCCAAGAATTCGACAACTGGCAAAAGCCTAAGTGCAATCCGCCGCAATGTAAGGCTCAGGGAACATGTACTGAAGACATATTTGGAGAGGATCCCAGTGGCTTCACATCAAAGAAGGCTGACAAATGAGCAGCTCAAAGCTCGGCTCATCGTATTCATCGGCGTATGTCTTGCGCTCACTTTTGCATTCTCTGTCGCTGGGATGCTGTACGCGCTGATCTTTGTGACTCAGCCGCTTGGCGATCAAGCTCCCAATGATCGAGCATTCATCGAGCTTCTTTCGACTCTGACAATCTTCTTGACTGGCGCACTTGGATCAGTCTTGGCATCAAATGGATTGAAAGACAAGCCAAGATCATCGGCAGACACGCCGAAAGACACGCAGGATTCTTGACCTTGTCAGAGTCTTGCTTCATGCTCTTACTTGGGAGCGAGCCTTGCCACGGGTCAGGCGAAATGCAGGGCTTGCTCCCCTAACAGAATCGGGAGCAACAAATGGCAATTGAGCAAATCATCGGCTTTGCGGTACTCGCACAGCTAGCAATCTCCACTCTTTTGTATTCAATGGGATACAGGGATGGCAAGTCGGTCGGATACCATCATGGCCGATCTGTCGGCATGGCAATGGGCAAGAATAAGGCGGTCAAATAAATGGCCGGATTCTTGGATGGATATGAAGATGTCGCAGCTCGCATCAAAAGACTGCATTCTACTTTTCCGACAAATCGAGTCGAGACATCGATCGTCGATTTCAATGCTCAAGCCGGATACATCCTCATCGAGTGCCGGATATTTCGTGAATATGAAGATGAAAAGCCATCAGCGATTGATTACGCATTCGGACGGGTTGAATCTTACAATCCCAGCATGAAGCGATGGTTTGTCGAAGATACAGTCACATCAGCAATCGGACGCTGTGCCGGACTATTGCTCGGATCTGAGACAAGGCCGACCAAGCAAAACATGGAGCAAGTCGAGACCATGCCAGCGGCATTTGTGAGCAAGATCGAGGATGATCCATGGTCAAAGCCATTCACTGAAGATGGATTTGCTACAGCTGGCAGCACCATTGAGGAGATTGCTTCACAGCTTGGCGATGAGCTCATCGGAGAAGCTCCGATCTGTAAACATGGGCATCGGCTACTCAAAGAAGGCACAAGTCCAAAGACGGGCAAGCCATATCGAGGACATGTCTGCATCGAAAAGGTCAAGGCAAATCAATGTCCGGCAATTTGGTACAACCTCACAGCTGATGGCAAATGGAAGGCTCATGACTGATGGCAGACATGGAGATGATCAAGATCGCCACAGGCGAGCGCACACGATTCATGTCTGATGGATCAATCGTCAAAGATCAAGTCGCTCCACCAAAGATTGAATGGTGCGATCGATGCGAGACATTCAAGCGATTTGATGGCGGTCGATATGACACAGTCATGGGATCACCTGAGCTGTGGTATTGCGAGCTCTGCAAGTGAAGATGAAAGTCTCGTACGATGAGATGCTCAAATCGCTATATGTAGCAATTGAGCGAATCAAAGCCATTGATGGTCGTCCAGATCATTCATCGAGGTACGACAAAAGTCTGTCATTTCACGAATATGTCTGCCAGATCGCAGAATCGATCTGCGCTGAAATGGTCGTGGCACGATACTTTGGCAATGACAAATTCGAGCCGACGATCAACACATTTAAGACACAAGCTGATGTCGGATCAAGGCTTGAAGTCAAGTGGACGAAATATGACTCAGGGGCATTGATCATCAGTGAGAGCGATCGCAATACTGACATCGCTGTGCTCGTCACAGGCAGATCGCCAGTCTATGAAATCAAGGGATGGATACCGGTATCGATCGCCAAAGATCAACGCTGGAAGAGACGCGAGAAGCCATCCTTTTGGGTTGAACAGTACAATCTACATCCAATCGAGAATCTGAAAAGGAGCTCCCATGGAGATGCTGCGCTTTCAATGTAGGGTCGAAAAGAAGGTCACAAATCATGGCGTGATGCTGGATCAAGTCAAGCTTGGCGACAATATGGTGCTCGTCCAATGTCTTGGATGTGGCGTCATGGGCGTCATGGACAGAATTGATGCCTGTGGATAACCTGTGGACGACACGCAGGAGACGCGCTCAACTTATCCACATTCTTGACTCATCCTTGACAGTGCCGCTACCGTCCTGCTCTGCAAGCGAGCGGCTGAAGCCGTATAGCTCGCTAAGGAGACAGGCGGTTAGGGGAGCTCTTTGCCTATTGGTAGGCTCGATTGTCTTACAGATGCAACCCGTACACGCAGCAACACAAGCTGATCAATATCGTCTATATGCTCATTCAAGGATCATTGATTGGAAGCAATTTAATTGCTTTGCCAAGATCATTCACAAAGAATCCAGATGGAATCCAAAGGCTCGCAATGGCTCACACTTTGGGTTAGGTCAGATGAGATCACAGTGGTATCGCAATCTTGATCCATATCGTCAGATTGATCAGACAATCAAATACATCACAATTCGTTATCAAACGCCATGCAAGGCTTGGGCATTTCATGAGCGTAAGGGTTGGTACTGATGAGCCTGCACTCACAGCGTAAGAGCAACAGCGCACAGTGGAAGAAGATACGCTTGAGGATACTGACAAGAGATGGGCGTGAATGCTATTGGTGCGGCATGGATGCAGACACAGTCGATCACATCATCCCAGTGGCAAAGGGTGGACTGGACATCGATGACAATCTTGTGGCAGCTTGTCGCAAATGCAATTTCAGTAAGCGTGACAAGTTACCGGATGAGTTCATCATGGAGCGCATGAGACGGGGTAGTCTTTTTCCTGAGACTGATTCCACCCAACCCATCCTCCGAGGTTTTAATTCACCACCAAACGACTCAAGAAGGCATTGAAATGGATCAAGAAGGCACAAGAAGGCTCAGACTGGTTCAAGATGGCTCAGATCGGCTCACAGAGCCTGTGGAGACTATTCCTGAGAAGCTTTATGGCAACCCAATGCCCAGAATCCACTCAAAGTTGCATCCTGAGCTGCCTACGCGTGGCCAAGAGCTGATCGATTTCAGCAATTCAATTGGATTCCCATTGCTCCCATGGCAGGAATGGCTGGCTTTGGAATCGCATCGCTACAAAAGTGACGGCCGTTGGCTAAACCCATTGGTCCAGTTGGTGGTCGCTAGGCAACAAGGAAAGACGACAT